GCCGGCCGGCGTTCACCAAGCCGAACCGGAATCGAGTCGCGGAAATACTTACCGGAGATGCTTGCCTTTCCCCCCTATTTGATGTAGACTTGTCTTAATGGTTGAGGTTCAGACCGGCCATTGTTTAACTTAAATCGCTCGTACGAAATTCGTACGGCTCAGAATAAAGGAGAGTGATTAAATGGCTAAGTCAAAGAGCCTGCTCGATACGCTTGAGGCGTTAGTTGCAGAACTTCACGATTTTAACCACGAGCAAGTGCTTCGTAATATCGCTGAGGATTCAGCACCCAAGCAAGTCGATGCCGAATACCTACGATTGAACGGAGTTCTATAATGCTAGACGATTTCGATTTCTTTGATGATGACTCACTTACTGATGAGGAAATTGTCGCCCTTGTCGAATCCGAAGGTCTTGAGCCTTTAATTGACGAGTCCCTGTTCGATGATGACTTTGATGATGTAGAAGAAGACTCAGATTGGGCTGAGTAACCCTGCTGGATAGCCCGCGCCGGTCGCGTGGTCACAGGTTCGACTCCTGTGGCGGGCACTCTGTACGAAATTCGTACAGTATTTACAGATTGGAAAGAAATGTATATCTCACCGGCAATTCTATTTGCTGTAACCATTGCTCTACTTACGAGCATTTCGGTTATCACTTTCGCCGTCTTTCGTATCTTGGATTTGGAAGATGATGTGCGCGTGTATCGCCGAAAGATTCGTGAAGCCGGAACTCGATGGTAATTGACCTCACCGATAAGGAGTGGGACTTTATTCGGCAAGCACTACGCAATGCCGAAGAAAACCATACGCGCAATGGCTTTAAGGCTCTCGCCGAGTATAGCGCAATCCTGCGCTCCAAGATTGCTGACGCGATTATTGACAATCGCGCCATAATCGTGTAGTATTATCCCATAATCAAGCACTACCCAGCACCAATGCTCCAACTGTCCGTACGAAATTCGTACAGACTTTATCGAAAGGAAAGGTAAGATGAACGAAGTAATCGAAGATGACGAAGTAATCGTATGCACCGATTGCTCTGTTAAAGTCGGCGATGATAACTACATCACAGTCGATGGCTCGAATATCTGCGCAGATTGTATGCAAATCTGTGGTCGCTGTGAAGATGTATTCTCGCAGAACGAAACATTCTACGGCATTGACGGCGACTGGGCGTTCTGGTGTACAGATTGCGCAGACGAATACTCTAGTTGGTGCGACCATTGCGAGTATCGGCATACTGGCGATAGTAATTATGTCACCGATAGAAATACCTACATCTGTGAGAACTGCGTAGAGAACTACGAATGGTGTGATAACTGTGACGAACTCAATCGTGATGGATGCGAACGCTGTGATTCCGATAATGAGCGTGTGATTCACGACTATTCGTACCGGCCTGACCCTATCTTTCACGGAGAAGGGCCTCTTTACTTTGGTATCGAGATTGAGACCGAAGCACCGCGTGGCGACCGGAATACTATGAACGAAGCAGCCCGATATGCCTATACCTTAGAGGAGAATAATCTAGCCTACCTCAAGTCTGACGGCTCGCTCCAATGTGGATTCGAGATTGTCACCCACCCAATGACCCACGATTTCTATAAGAATCAAGCGCATCAACTGTGGAGCACTATTGCTTTCCTGCGTGATGAGATGAAGATGAGGGCGTGGGGTACTGGTACTTGTGGTCTGCATATCCATATCTCTCGTGCTGGCTTTAATAATGGCTCGCATATGCACCGATTCCTGCAACTAATCTATGGTAATCAGGAGTTCTATGCTCGCCTTGCTGGTCGAGAGTCATCTCGCTGGGCTACCTTCGAAGATGTGCAGAGGTACGATACCGAGAAGGATAAATTGTATAAATCCTTTAAGGATAAAATCGAGCGGGGCGACCGAACGAATAGGTACTCTGCCGTCAACACGCAAAACCGACATACTCTAGAGATGCGTATCTTTAGGGGCACAGTAAATGGCGATACAATTAAGTCTGCGCTTGACTTGGCGCACGCCAGCGTTGAGTACACTCGCAGACTTAGTGTATCCGAAGTACGAAATGGTGCGTTAGAGCGTATGAATTTCGTACAGTATATCTACGATAACAAGGATATCTACTCACACCTACTAACACGCTTGGACAAATTGTTCGTAGCGTCTGACTCAGAATAGGAGCACACTATGTGTTTATTACTGGTAGCAAGTCCTAACTCCACACCCAAGCGCAAAGATTTAGAGTGCGCTTCCTGCAATAATCCGCACGGCTTCGGCTATGCCGTAGTAGCAGACGGCCGTATCATTACTGGTCGCGGTATGTCTGCCAAGAAGGTAGTCAATGAGTTCCTAGAAGTGCGTAAGCAATACCCTACTGGGTACGCTATCTTCCACGCACGATACGCAACTCACGGCGTAAAGAATGAGGATAACTGCCATCCGTTCAAGGTCGGTACTGATTCAGATACCTATCTTGCTCACAATGGTATTCTCGATATCGATATCCACGCTAACGATAAGCGTAGCGATACGCGTGTCTTCGCAGAAGATACCCTGCCTGCTATGGGTGGCGTGACTGCCCTAGACAATGAAAATATCTACAAGATAATCAGCAAGTGGGCTTCGGGTAGCAAGATTGCTATCCTCACGCTCAACCCTGATGCCAAGCACGAGTGCTACATCATCAACGAGAGTGCCGGACATTGGGATAACTTCGGTATTTGGTGGAGCAACGACTCATACAAAGAGAGTTCGTGGGCTAAGTACATCGGCTCACCCTCTCGACCTGCTGTGCTAAATGATACCTATGGCGAAGACCTTGTGTATGAGTGCCCTTCGTGCCTATCGGTAGCCTACGAAGATGCTAACCCTTACTGGTGCGAGATGTGCCTATCCTGCTTCGATTGCGATGGTATCGTCGAAGACACCTGCCTGTGCTGGACACCTGAACAAGACAAGTACAAAGAAACAAAACGACACTCGAATGGAGGTTACTACTATGACGGACTCTTCGACTTCTCGAAGTAAGGATACACTTGCAACCGCTATCGCCAAGTGGAGTGCAATGAACGAGAATAGTATCTCGGTCATCCGCAAAAATTCTAAGTGGGATGAGGGCGGTGTGTATCTCAACTGGCTTGCCATTGAGGAGATTCGTGAGACACTTGTAGATTACTTACAGATGCTCACCAGCAATCCTGACCTGTACGAAATTCGTACAGTAAATAAAATCCGACTACAACTATCAGCGTTAGGAGCACGAGATGACTGACATAGAAATTAGCAAGGGCGAGTTCCTTAAGAAGTTCGAAGTAATAGACGAATTCAATCGTCGAGAAACTTCGTGGGTTCACCGCTTTACTCTCGTTGACGATAACAGTATGGCATATAATGGAAGCCTACATTGGGATGAGGATGATGGGTATCGTATCGAATGGTATGGTGGGTATCCGATTGAAACATTCCGGCCGGAGTTCGAGTATGTACTAGATTCCGTATTGGTAGATAATTCTGTGCCAAAGGAAATCAAGTGGACTAAGGTATCTGCGGTCTGCACTATGTGCGACACGCTAACTGAAATAACTCTTGAGAATAGTTATGCCCACGAATTTAGCGTGGGACTGTGTATCGTATGCGGACAATCAACTACTACAATATCAAAGGTAGACGCTACAGTTGGGGGTGGTGTATGAGTTACTGGCAAGGCTCGGGCGTGGATATGGTAGAGTTAGAGATGACTGTGCTATGTCCGGAGTGTGATGATTATATGGAGAACGTTACCATCTATGCAGAAGGTTCTATGGGTGCAGGCGAATGCCCTATCTGTGAAACAGAGATTGAGGTTGAGGTATGAAATTCGTACAGGAAAACCGATATGAAAGGGGCGTGGATAACTGCTTTTAGGCAAGGTTATATTCTTATACATATTTGCTTCGCTAGCATTTAACCTAGCGTTTCCAATTATTGTAGCCCTGCTTATCGTATTTTATCTCATCGGACTAATATGAAAATTACAGGAGATTGTACCAATCACGATAACCCTGACCTTTGGTTTCCGGAAAGTCCAAATGGTCGGGCATCTCGGGTTGCAAAATTGAATATAGCAAATGAAATCCAAACGGCGGTGGGTATCTGCAACTCTTGCCCATCTAAATCAGAATGCTTACAGGAAGGTATGAGAAATGAAAACATAGCAAATGGTATATGGGGTGGCTTGCTTGCTGGCGAAAGAGTAGAACTTAGATTCCCTGACGGATTCGATAGGGAGTTAACAGAGAACTCTAATCTAGGTAGAGATATGCACAAGGCATTGGCATTCCTTAATAGAGTTAGACCTTGGCTGAAAGGAGATGTATGAAATTCGTACGCTCGTTATTGTTAGTACTCATCATTGCATTCGTAGTAATGGGAGTAAACAAAGTAGGAACAGAGAAGCCTAAGCAAACTGTATGGACAGTAGCAGATAGCAAAGCATATGCAAGAGATAAGGTTCTTGCTTGGGCAGATAAACAATGGGTATGTCTAGATAAATTGTGGACTAACGAATCCCATTGGAGAGCGAATGCTTACAATAAGATGAAGGTAATGGGAAAGAATGCTGGCGGGATACCCCAACTGCTTGACCTTAATCCAAAGGTTCCGGCAACTATGCAGATAGACAGAGGTATCTCGTACATCATCTATAGATACAAGACACCCTGCAATGCTTGGTACTACCATAAGAAACACGGGTGGTACTAATGGATGACTTGAGAGGATTCCCTACACTAGCCTGTATCTGCGGTTGTCGCATATTCAATATCAACGTTATGTGGGACCCAGAAACTAGGCTAGTGGGCTGGTACAATTTAACGCAGAAGTGTACCGAGTGTGGTACAATTACTACTGCACCGACACCGATAGATGAGGAGGAATATGGCAACGCCTAGGAAAGAACACCCATACAGAGATACGCCGTACATCGAGAACATCAAGGAAACACTAACGCTGTTCGGTTATAAGCGACTAGTGGCCAGGGAACTATCTCGCAATATAGCACAGAACCTTGATAACTATTCCAGGATTCTTGATATGGTAGAAGCACAACGACGTAGCAGACTAGGAGGAACGAGTGTCACCAACATATGAGTACCAATGCAATGTATGTAATGCGGTAACTACTCACAGCCGTAACGTAGATAGCAGAGATGAGCCAGCAGATTGCAATAAGTGCCTGAGTTATGATACAATTAGGGTATTCAGCGCAACGCCTGTGCATTTCAAAGGTACAGGGTTTTACTCGACAGGAGGATAGTTTGGAATACTCGAAAGAGGAAGCAAGGCTAAGACATAAGTACATCAAGTCTATTATGGAATCGTTGGATAAGATTGACCAGTACATTAAAGAACTGGAGGATGACTCGTACGAATTTCGTACGGACTAAATATGTCTAACTCAAATTGGGATATAGACTTTCGTGATGGTCTAGTGGGCGAGTCTGCTGTTGCTCGCCTACTTACCATAGATACAGTCGAAGTTAAAACAGATAGGCAATGGAAAGAAACCGGCAACGTATACATCGAAACTCATTGTTGGTACAACAGTACAAAGAGTTGGGAACCCTCAGGCATTACTGTATCTGAGGCCACTCATTGGGCTTTAGTACTGGGCGATGTAGTTCTTATCGTTGCTAGAGATGTACTCCTGAAAGCAATACAGGAATGGGGTAGGTCGATAAGTTGTGACATCGAACCTAACCCATCCGCAGGATACTTAATTACTCCTAATGAAATTATGGAGTATATGCGATGGAAGCATCAGTCTTCCACAACCGACACCTCTGACTCAGATTCTTGAGCAGAGGTGTCTTCGTCTTTGTAGGGCTTGTATCCACCAATCTTGTTGATGAGCCTACGGATAGCGCGATTGCACCGCATCCTTGCTGCATCCTCTGAACCCAATTCTAATTCATTAGCAATCTCTGCCAACGGCATCGACTCAGCATACTTGAGGAATAGGATACGTCTATCATCTTTAGATAGTTTCCAATAGCCGTAGTCAATCTCAATCATCATCACAGTAATATTGCCACCTTCCGAAGGTGCTGGCTGATTTCCTGGCCGGCCAAGGTTGAGTTTCTGGGCGACACCAATCTCACCACGCAATACAGAAGGCAGGATTGCCTCGACCATTTCAGGGTCGTAGTAATGATTGTCCGATATTTCATAGCCAACTGACTTGGCCTTCCAACGCTGACAGTAATCTAATGCTTCGTTACGAAGCGAGCGATAGATTAAGTTCTTAGCATCACGATGGCCGATTGCTTCCCACGTATCCAACTTGTTAGGGTGTTCGAGGAACCATTGGTATAGTGCTTGGCGTATATCTTCTATCTCTACCATATCATATTTCTTATGGTACTCAGATGCTACGCCGTTAACTACATAGTCCCAAGGTTCAATGCGATTCCAATCCATCATCGACCCCACACCTTGCCCTCCACAATGAACGAGCCATCTCGCGCAATAGGAATTACGGATGGAATAACTGTACGACCATCGACATACAGGATACCGAAGCCTTGTTGCCAAGTGAATAGGCCACCCTTGATGTACTTAGCCTTGCGGTAATCCATAAGATTGCCGACTTCCATACCCCAAATAGTTTGTGTTGGTGTTGTTCCATAAGCCTGGGTGTGATGTGCGAGACCCATTCTATGGGTGTGACCGCACACTACTGACTTGCCGGTACGCTTAGCCAAACCTAATGCTGTAAGTCCTCCTGTGGCGTTCATTGAGCCTTCATCGCCGTGCATAAGCAACCAGTTTGGAGCCAATTCATAGGGCTTCTCGTGGTATGTAGCACCAATTTGGTCGAGCCGGAGGAACTCTGGTAGTTCTAATTCAGGCAACCCGAGCAAGCCAGGAGAGCGCATCATAACTGTATTGAACAGCCGGTCAGTATGGTTAGAACGGATTATGTGCTTTACCTTGAGTTGCTCGAGTACCCTTGTTGTCTCATCCCTATCCTTACCAATGGAGCGTTCGTATTCTAACGGCGTTCCCTTGGCCCATTTAGAGATGGTCTGCATATCCATCTCGTCTCCAACAGATACAACCTCAGTTGGCTTGTAAGCCTTGATAAAGTTTGCTAGGTTGGCAACAGCACGCTTATCGTGATAAGGTATCTGTAAGTCGGATACACAGACAATTGTTTTCACTTTTTCTTTGCTCGTCTCTTGTCCTCTTTAGCAACGTTCTTGCTATGAGACATAGGTTGAAGGTTTTTAATTCCATCACGACCGGCGCGACCGCCGTTATCCTTGTGGTCTATATCGGTAGACCTAGACAACTTCTTTCCAGTAGCCTTCTTGAAATCAAGACGAGCCTTGTTGGTTGAGGTTGTCTCAGTAGTTCCGTCCTTCTTTTTCTTTTTGATAACATAGATTGGTCTGCCACCATTCTGTTTGCTACCTTTATATGGACCGAAGATTTTCATTCTTCCACCTCCTTTAATATCCATTCTACGATGGATGGGTTATCTCTTAGTACATTGGTTACGTGATATCCGACGATATCGCATACTTCTTCTAGGCCAAATCTACGACGAAGTGACATCGTTGATTCATCAATGATTGCATGAGTTATCTCGTGCATAAGAACACTAGCCATCTTGTCTTCTTGCAAAGTGCTTACGACAGTAATGGTATTGGTCTTTGAATCAGTTAAGCCGAGGAGGTCGGTACCCTCATCTTCTAGGACTGGGACATACTTTACCTTGTACTTTTGTCCAAAGATTTTAACTGATGTTGGTCTGTTCAAGCCGGCCACTTACCTCTCAGTACCAATAAGGCGATAATCGCGTAGTTGGCCATATCCTTAAATGAGTCTTCAAGGCTCTCGTGCTTAGGTGATTTCTCGTTGTCGATTAGGTTGTTGATTCGTGCTTGCTTATCATGGATTCGTACACGAAGCCCATTAAGAGGCCCACCGGGACTATCACTAATGTTTTTAGGTCCATAGTCGTCGTGCTTAGAGATAAGCAAGGACTGTAGTTCATTGAATAGTTTCTCTACGCTATCTTCGAAGTCAGTAGGCTTACGGACAGACTTAAATGAAGTACTTTCCTTTTGGATTCGGTTGACGTAATCTTCAAGTGGGTTGGGGTTAATCCTGTGGATGTCTGGATTTGTTCTATAATCTGCCATGCTTCTTCACTCTCCATTTTCGTTAGGTTGTTCATCGGTTAGCAACTCTTTCAGTTCTTCGTCTAGTGTTGAGAGATGTTCATTGATAATGATTTCTTCAATAAGACTCTTCATTTCTCCTGGGTTATGTTCTGCTGCATATAGTGTTGCATAGGTTGATTGTGCAATAGACTTGACCTGCTCTGGGTCATTTGCATAATCGAATATGCACCGCATTAACGAGCCTACCAGCAGTCGATACCCATTAGGTAGGATGAGTACTGGGTCAAACTTCTCATCATTGTCTTCTAGCAAATGGTCTGTTGCTTCAAAAACATTTTCGAAGGTAGCACCGCATACTGTGCATGGTGGTATATCATTCAGAGTCATTGTTTAATCCCATCTTTTCATGTATGTACTTAGCACCTTCTTGCACGAACATTGAATTAACATCATGTCCGTCTGGTAGTTGTATGATAGTAACTGGAAGTTCTCTGGCAAGACTGGAGGCAAATTCCTTGCCCGGTTGGTCGCCATCGGCAAAGACAAAAATTCTCTCAAAATCCGCGAGCAATCGTGTGTAGTGCTTCTTCCATGAATTGGCTCCGGGTACCCCAACGCACGGAATCCCGATGCAGGCCGAGAGCGTAATGGTGTCGAGTTCGCCTTCACAGACACCGATAAAATCTCCTGCACGTTCAATATCAAGAACATTATACATACGTGTAGTAGCACCAGCCATACCCATATATTTAGGTTCAACAGCAGGGTTGAGAGAACGGAAGCGCAAATCAGCAATACCAGTCTTCGTAATGTAAGGGATTGCAAGCCTGCCAACGAATGCTTCGTGTCCCGCATCAGGCTCCTCTACTACGCCTAATCGAGCCGCTCGTGCTACTGCTAGAGAGATTCCCCGACTTGCGAGGTAGTCTTCGGCCAGATGAATATTTTCCGAGTACTTCCGTGTGGCTTTGCCCAGTAAATCCTTCTGCGATAGATTTTGCTTCACGTATATTAACTCCTTCCTGCTTTGCAATAATCTGTAGGCTGTTACCGCTCATTCCGCAGGCGAAACAGTTAAATATATTTTCTCTTGTATTAAAACTTGCACTAGCATGAGTGTCGTTGTGGAACGGACACTTAACAATTACTTGACCAGTTGTTCTTCGTACTGTTGCTCCGTAGTGCTCAAGCACAGATACAATATCTGGTAAGTCATCAACCATCAAAGACATCACCTAACCTCAATACTAAATAAGCATCGCTTATTGACTTGCCTCTTGCCTTGATTATGACTGCTGGGAGTACTGAGTCCCTGTCGATGTTCCTTGCTTCTGAATAATGCGTTGCTTCAACTTGAGATTCCTTTTGCCAACCAGAGAGGTTAATGCTATTACCTGCACCCGGGGCTTTACATTCAATGATTCCGACACTTCCGAGGAAATCTGCTTTGACAACGACATCCCCCTCATCTTTCGCTCCCGCACGAGCCAAACGTTCAGCATCATAACCGCGAGAACGGAACCAATCCCTAATATCTGTTTCAAATGATGCTCCTCTAGCCTTATGTGACTTCCTAGTTGTCATGAATTCTCCGGAATATCTTCTACATACATATATTCAGGGTTGAATGCTAACCAAGTCATTAGTGTGCCCCCTGCATCTGCTCTGCCATAGCGATTCTTAACGCTTGCAACGCCCATAGAAGTACCAACAGTTCCTAAAGTACAGATTAGAGCAGGGAGTTGAGATACCTTGCCCTGAATAGCAGAACGAGGCTGGCACGGAGTGCCTGGTATTGCTTCCGAAGTGTGGTGTAGTACGACAATTGCAGCATTAGTGGCACGTGCAAGGTACTTTAACTCTTTCATAATGGCTCGCATAGATGCGAACTCTTCGCCACCATCTGTGGCAACATCCATAAGGTTATCTAACACGATAAGTGTTGGTGGACAACCCCACAGTTCTTCAAATGCTTGTACTTCTTCATCAATATCTTGTAGCGTTGGCGATGATTCGAATGACCATACAATGTGACTGCCCTTCTGCAGGACGGCACGAGTCCAATTCATATCATTGTTTAACTTATGCTCAACTTCGGTCTGATTCTTACCGCTAATCATCGATGCAAGGCGCATAGCCATTGTATGAGCGTTGGTATCTGCTGAGATATAAAGCGTTGGTACATTGGTCTTAAGTGCGATGGCCAGAGCGAGCGTTGATTTGCCCGCTCCTGGCGCACCTGCGAACATAGATACCTCTGAGCGACGGATGATGATTTTATTCTGCTCAAAAGCCTTGAAGCAACTAGGAAGGGGTTCCCCACCAATGGAAGCCTTACCTACTGAACGTATTAGAGTTCTCATTGGACACCCTTCCTAATAGTTAAAATGGAATTACTTTATTAGTTAGTTGACTGGACGGCATTGGTCTGGACCCTGAGGCATTGGGCAGACCCACATCGCGTAAGGCTTGCCTGTCTTGCTCGAGACTCCCGACTTGTACTTCCGCGCTCCGTGCTGACACGTTGGTGCTGATGTACCGGGTACTTCCCCCGCCGGGGTTGGTGCTGAGTATTGCTCTGGCGCGGTGGCGGGAGTTGAACTGCCAGTTACTGAGGGGTTTAATGTGAACGCGGTTGATACCGCCTTCTGAGTTGCTGCAATCTGGAATGAATAGTCAGCGATAGACTCAAGCAATACGCTGAGTTCATCTGCTGTTTGAGCACGAACGTTAATCATATCGCCCGATTGGGTCTTATATGATACTTGTAACTTCCAGTCTTCTGCCATTATTCGCTTACCTCCGTTGTTGTAGTTGCTGTTTCGAGTCCCATAATGCGACGGATTTCTTCTCGGGTAATAATACCGAGGTTAAACGCGGCGATGATATCTTCGAATTTGATTTCCATTAGATTTCCTTCTTAGTAGAGAATTGACAGAACTGTGTAAGACCACAACGATACTGGCAATTGTTTGTGTTGGGTAAGAATATCGCAGACTTGCGTGCCTTGTCAAATGTTTCGACTAGGTATTCCATCTTGTCCCGAGTGTAGCCAGATAAATCAATCATTGAGGCAGTACCAGAGTCACGCGACATATAGTAGTTGCCCCAATTAACAGGCTGACCAAACTCCTGCTCAAGACCCAACTTATAGAATCCGAGTTGGAGGCTACTAGGTGGGAGTTGCTGAGACGTTTTAAGGTCAACCACTACAAGTTCACCATCGACCTCAAACACTCGGTCGATAATCATCTTGATTTTAACACCAGCAACGACAGGCTCAAGAGCAAGTTCCACCGCCGGCCTGCCGTCAGGTGTTGTCCATATTTTCCATCCAGGATTGTTCTTACGCCAAGCGATGTAGTTCTCGACCCACTTGGGTCCAGTTGCTTGCCAGAAAGAAACATCCTCTTTGTTGGGGAATGCCTTGGTAGCACGACCGCCAACGCGAGCATTGGTTAGGTCAGTATCGCCCTTGCATTCTTCCCACGCTGTAACCCATAGGCTATTAGTGCTCATAGGTTCTCCAAGTCATAGAGTTCAGTTGCTCGGTGAAATGCCGAGCCTCCGACAGACCACACAGATGGCTCTTCCTGCTTCTGCAGGAGTCGCCCTAGGTAGTATTGGTAGCCACAGTCAATGAATGTGGTGATAGCCGAGTACGAGATGTGCTCGGGTAGGGTATATTCTTCAAGTTGTATTGTCATGTGGTGTAGTGTAAGTTACAATTGGATATTTGTCAAATAGTTAACTTCATAAGTATTTGACATTAGAAAGAATCTATGTGTATAATAGATTAATAATATATCATATACGAATGCTTACGCATTCGTTATATATATTATATATAATAATATTATCATTATACATACTAAGGAGTACTATGTCAACTACATTCCAAGCAGTATTTTATGGTGTCTTAGCGGGCTCAGCATTGGCCTACCTAGCATATGAACTCATCGACGAAGTCCGTGCTCAACTCCGCTCACGGCGAATCCAGAACCTACTCGAAGCATTAGAGGATTCCGGCGACTTGTGTGACTGTGACTAACCTCTAGAAACGACAAAAGACCCCCTTCCCTAGGATTACTCCTAGAGTCGGGGGTTTTGTTGTCTCTAAAGGGCATTTAAGCCCGATTTTAGGCTATGCCTTAGGCTTGCCTACCTTACCAAATTCTACTGCCTTAGGGTCAAGAGCCTTAAATACAGGTCCAGCGACCGCTGCAACCGCAGCCATAGCCAGATTCTTAGGGTTAGTTTCCCCTGTCATATATACGGCAATTACTGCTGCAAGGGCTGCTCGTAGGTATGAACTTACGATTGCCTCTACTTTTGCTTTTGTCATGTATTACCTTTCGTTACTTGTCCCACTTGGGATGACCAAAACCTACCACAAATACTGGTAGATTCCTTTTGTTGTTGGAGCGGTATGCACGAACCTTCATACAGACCTCACCACCATTTGCCTGAGAGCCAGTAGGCTTCTTGTCTGGGGATGTATTCCCCTCAACAGTTACTACTGTTCCATCAAGATTATCTTTGACTACAATTCCAACGTGCTCAATACCCTTGCCATCAAAGTTGAAGAAGACGATATCTCCAGGCTGAGGCTTAGCAGTCTCGTGATTAGCCCATGCTCCAGTACCTTGGAATGCTGTGGCTCCAGACGGAGTATACACACAGTTGGGCATCTTCTTAAATCCCACTTCATTGGCACACCACATTACGAATGAGCCACACCAAGGTTGTCCATCATGCTTGGTGAATTTACCATACTTGGTTAGGTTCTCGCCAGTCTCTACTGTGCCAATCTCTGCTCGAGCCTTGGCTACAAAATCAGTTGCTTGAGTCACATCTTCTCCGCTATTAGGGTAAACAAATCATCAACGCGATGTTCCAGACGCTTGACTGCATCCTTCAATGAAGACCCACCATTTGGCTTAAGTTCATTAAGGTAGTGGATAACCATAAATCGTAATAGTCCGGCAACTGCTCCAATTACTGTACAGATTGCTACTACGATTGCAGCCCAAGTTCCTGGGTTGATGTTCATTATACTGTCCTAAGTTGTATAGTGAGGATTCCTCCAAAGCCGCTGAAACGCTTATCTGGAGGGGTTGCTCTGGTGAAGTTTATCTTTTCAATTACCACAGATTGGATTTCTCCGGTACTGAAATCTTGCCACGTGATGACATCTCCGTCAGATTCCAAATCCTCTAAAGCAAGGATTCTTTCAAATGCTCTACCTTCATATCCGGTAACAGCATTATATCTGTCTGTCTCTGTATCATAGCAATATACTGGGAATTGAAGTATTCTATGGCGCGGAGCAGCAATAACTGCCTTTGCTTGGTAACCCTTGAATACTGGGCCAGTAGTAGTATCTGTGGCATCTCTATAAAATTCAAACTTATATGCAATATATTCAGTCGATGTTGATGGTGGTTCGGTTGTTACTTCGATAGAATCAATCACCGAACTGTAGGTAATGTGGTCATATTCCACATCATTTCTGTCAACTGATACAATTGTCAACTCACCCTTTTTGAAATTTCCACGTCCTAAGATTCTTTCGAAGTGCTTAGGTTCGAGTGTGTTGAAGCGAATGTTTCCAGTCTTGATGTACCCACTTGTTGCAAGAGTTGATGCATCTTGCAGATATAGGTATCCATTTGTAGAGTTAACTTTATTGGTACAGAATGCAATTCTATCTGTGCTTCCAATGAATGCAACGCCAGTTGTCTGGTTAGTTACCAATGGCACATAGACATCATACGCCCAAGCATATCGAAGCGTCTCAATAGCAACACCAATATCAATTCTAATTGCGCCTGCTTCGCCTGCAATACCGGTTGCGCACCATATATAATGGTCTCTTGATGCAAATTGATAGCAAGGTTGAGCAGTCTCTACAATGAGTGGGCCGTATGATAGAGAACCATCTTGGTCAGATACGAATGCAGCACGCACACCTTTGCTTGTGCCAATCATTAAGATGCCAAGGTAGTAGTAAATGCTATGTACAACTTCGCCAAGAGGCATTTCTGCTGCAGTAATTGCTGATGTTAATGAAACAAGAGCACCCGCAGATGTAAGGCTAAACTTCTGGATTGTTGATTTGATTCCATTATATCCGGAAACATAGATTGATGGACCAGATGCTGTAATTCCGGTGTAAATGTAAGAAGTATTTGGATGGGTATATACAGGAGCAGGAAGAGAACTTGCAGAAGTTGAAAACTCATAGACTGAATTGTTGACACAGAGAATGATACGTTCTTTTACATATTCAATAGTTGCATTGGTAACAACAGTTCCTGTAGCACTAAACATAAGAGTGATATCACCCGTAAGCGTGGGAAGAGTGGCACCAGTAGTTGAATCACCAGAAAGTGGTTTCTTAAACACATGCAATTTATTAGCACCAGCACCTACATGGTTAACTACCCAATAGGCATATGTGCCATCATCACATATTGCGTATACCGGTTCTGCAGTTCCTGTATTATAATCAACAAAATCTACATAAGTTCCATTGGAGTCAATCTTATCTACATCCCAACCATCATGGAGAAGAACCCCATCATAGGTTGTTCCACCGCTTACCCATTGGATAGCACGCAAATCTTGACGAGCACGACCAGTTGTTGTTGAGTTAACAGTTGTTACGTTATGGTTCTGAGTCATATTTCTAAGGAGGGATACCTGACCCTTAGTCCAGATGTCAACGTTTCTGCTATCAGCAAAGCGATAGGATACGATATCTCCACCTTGGCCTGGGTCATAGAATCTGATACCACAACCGTGATGGAATGAAGACTGTGAGCGAACCCACCAGCCAGTTAGAGATTGTTCTCCTGGCTCTTGCTGAGAGTCAAACTGGTCTTTTCTAAATGGAGCAGTCTCTCTGACATAAGGACGGCCATCATTGATTGCATAGATGAATGGAAGTCCACCTATCGCTGTGTCGTAAGCAACATCTGTGTTCTGCCAGATTGAGTTAGAAGATACAATTCCAAGGTCAATAGCAATCGAACGACCATATCCAGATGAGTCTCCACGACCTTCGGTAATGTCTCTTGTCATGCTATCTCCTTTAGATTAATCCTTCATAAGCAAGTTCAAACATATCTGCCTGTGCGTCAACGTCCCTGTACATAGGTATAAGGACGTTGACTGGGGTATCCATGTTAAGCCTTTTTAAACCAAGTTTGACTATCTGTTCTTACCATCTGTACAATATCTGTTGCAGTAATTGTAAACTCATCTGTTGCTTGAGTTACTCCATCAAAGCCATAGTCATCTACAACCATCCAGCAACCAGACTTAAGCATGTTCCAAGATAACGTTATGTCCATCTTGCAGCCAGAGTAATTGTGGTCGCCATCAATATAGATAAAATCAAAGCGCTTGTCTTTGTTATTAACTAACCAAGTGGCGCTATCGCTTTTAACTTTAATGATTTGACTGGCATATGGTGCTGTGTTGACATCAAAGTTTGCTTCATAGTCATCTGCAAAGTAACCATTAAGAAGTGAAGCGTCCCATTTATCAACACAAGTTATTTTAGATGATGCATCTGTAAGCACTGTTTGAATAATTCCTATAGCACTACTACCCTCTCCCGAACCAATTTCAAGGAAAGAAAGATTAGGTTGATTCATCCATGCTTGCATAAGTTGCGTAACTGTTGCATCAACTTTTTTAATATAAAAGTGTTCAAACATTACCATGTCACCGTTCCTGTTCCTGCAGTAAATTTGTAAGTATAAGAACCTGTTAAAGTTGTTGTGTCAACGGTATAGGTTAATGTTCCTGGAATTGTTGTAATAGCACGATATAAAGTTGGGTATTGAAAAACAACTATGCCAGCACTGCCTGATAACGCGCTGGCTGCGGTAGAACCTGTACCAGCACCATTGTTTGCAGTTGGTGCGCTGCCACTTCTTGCAGCGCCATTTGTTGCTGTTCCACCGGCATTTGTGTACTGACCTCCAGCACCGCCAGGACCATAATAAATTGCACTACCTGTAATAGACGATTGGACTCCAGGTCCACCATCTCGGTAATCGCTAGTTTGTACACCAGGAGTACCACCAGCACCTCCACCACCAGCAGAGGCTGAGTATGTAGCGCCACTATTTGCAACAATGCTACCGCCAGCATAACCATTATCATTTGTAGCACCACCAGTTGCTGCTGCGGCTGAGTTAGTATATGCTCCACCACCGTTACCACCCGCAGTACCATTATCGGCTGCGCTTGCTGCATATCCGCCAGCACCACCACCTTTAGATGTAATCGTTTTTAATACAGAGTCTCCACCTTGAGCAGCAGTACGCGATGCACCAGTGCCAGCCGTACTAGGAGTACCAGCAGCACCTACAGTTACTGTCCAAGTTAAACCAAGACTTAATCCACTTCCAGTTTTAACCGCACCGCCACCACCCGCAGCCCCACCCGCAACCCAACTAGATGCACCGCCACCAACTACAAGATAGTTGCCGCTTGTTGGTCCATAAGCAGGAGTAGCAGAGTTTGATGCTGCAGTTGCAGCAGCAGAACCATTTGTATTAGATGCAGTTACTGTAAATGTATAAGCAGTTCCATTTGTTAAACCAGTCATAGTAGCAGTTGTAGCGGTAGTGCTTGTTGTTGCACCACCTGGGCTTGCTGTTACAAGATAGTTTGTTGTTAATCCACCACTGTTTGCTGCAGCCCATGAAATAGTTACATTGCCCGACCCATCTCCTGCAGCAGATGCAGTAGGAGTACCAGCAGCACCAGGAATTGTTGTAGCAGTAACAGCAGCGCTGACTGTGCCAACGGATGCACCAAGTGCGTTAGATGCAACTACTGAATAAGTATAAGAAGTATTGCTTTGCAATCCAACTAAAGTAACAGGAGATGATGCTCCAGATGCTTGATACCCACCAGGACTGGATGTAACTGTAAAAGAGGTTGCGGCGCCACCAACAGTAGCGGGAGTAAAAGCAACAGAAGTTTGCCCGTTGTTGTAAGCGCGTCCCGTGCCTTGGTCAGTTGCAATTACAGCACTTACTGCTGATGGTACTGCATTAATTGCAGACCAAATAGAACCATTCCAAATTTCAAATGAGCTAGTTTGTCCATTGTAGTAAGTTTGACCTATAGTAGGCGAAGCGGGACGACTAGCAGTATTACCATAAGTAGTACCTGCTGTGTATGGAGAACCTGATACGGCTGGAAATACTGATTGTGCCATTACGCTATCTCCACTCCGCTGATGTGAAAGTTAACTGTGGTTGCAGATGCAAACCCAGCAATAATTTTAGTTGTAGCAAGTACCTGCTTAAGGTCAAACAATGCTGTTGTATTAGCAGCAATAGTTGCAGCAGGGATAAGCACTACACCATCTAGTGAGATAGTAAAGGTTGCTGATGAACCTGCAGTGTTAGCCACTGCAATGTTGGTAACTACTGTTGTTGTAGAAGCAGGTACCGTGTAGAGAGTTGCTGATGATGTTGCAAAGGCTCCTCGAGCCAGTGCCTTAGTTGTTGTAGCCATTAGTTACTACCCTTTCTTATAACCATGCACCCATGATTGTCATGAGTGTTATGTCTTGTTCATATGAATTTGCATCAAGTGATGCATGTATTGGTGTTGTAATTTTTGTTGCAGTTGCTACACCTAATGTTGGTGTAACCAATGTTGGCGATGTTCCAAATACTAATGCACCGCTACCAGTCTCATCAGATATAATTCCTGCGAGTTCTGCAGATGTAGTTGCAGCATGAACAGATAATTTATCTGTAGTCACAACTAAAGTCTTAGATGTTGGAATAGTTGTACCATTGACAGATGTTGCAGTAGCAACTCCAAGTGCAGGGGTAACAAGAGTAGGGCTGGTGTTCATTACAAATGTAGTGCCAGTACCAGTCTGAGATGCAATTGCAGTTGCAGCACCAACAGATGTAATTGGTCCAGTCAAGTTTCCTGGAGCACCTACAAGAATAGCATCTGCATATGCCTTTGTTACTGCATCGGTACTAACTGTAGGAGTACCAAGACCAGTAATCTTATTTGAACCCATTGCAATAGCGCCAGACATAGTACCACCAGCAAGCGGAAGCATTGTATCTGCGTATGCCTTTGTAGCAGCATCAGTAGATGCTGTTGGTGTTCCCAGTCCTGTAATTTTATTGGTTCCCATTGCAAGGGCTCCAGAAAGAGTTCCTCCAGTTAATGCTAACTTAAGGTCTGCATAATCCTTAGTTACTGCATCTCCAGATACAGTAGGAGTTCCCAATCCAGTAATCTTGTTGCTTCCCATAGCAAGAGCACCTGAAAGTGTTCCACCAGTAAGTGCTAGTTTCAAATCTGAGTAGGCTTTGTTAGATGCATCAGTTGAGTTAACAGGTGTTGCTACTCCGGTGATATTAAATCCACCCATAGCAATTGCGCCTGTCATTGTTCCACCCGCTAAAGGCAACTTAGCAGCAATAGATGCTGCAGTTGTTGTAGCATAGTTAGCATCATTACCAAGAGCAGCAGCCAACTCATTGAGAGTATCAAGAGTAGTCGGAGCCGAGTTAACAAGGGAAGTAATCAACCCATCAGCGTATGACTTAGTAGCGGCATCAGTTCCTAATGTCGGAGTACCTAGACCGGTAATCTTCTGACTATTCATTGCAACAGATGATGTTGGTGCAGCCATCTGGTCTAGACGAGAAGTACGAACCTGAGTATCAAAATCTGATACTGTGGATGCCAATTGAGTTCCTGTATGGTTAGCACGAGCAAGTGGGTCAGTTGCCAACTTAGATAGTGCAATTGCTGCTGTTGTGCTGATATCACCATTAACAATTGTGCCATCAGCAATCATTGCGCTTGTAACTGTTCCTGTGTCTGCAGCAGTAATTGCTGTTCCAGAAATCTTAGTTTTGGTAATTGCAGCAGATGAATTAATATCTGAGTCTGTAATTGTGCCATTAGCAATCATTGTTCCAGTTACGGTTCCAACATCTGCAAGTGTTACTGCAGTTCCAGAAACCTTTGTTGCTGCAATCGCAGCAGATGAACTAATGTCAGCATCAACGATAGTACCATTTGCAATCATAGCAGATGTTACTGTTCCAGTATCAGCCTGTGTTACTGCTGTACCAGCAATCTTAGATGGAGCAATAGCAGCAGATGTAGCAATCTTTGCATCTGTGATTGTTGTATTGGCGAGGTCGCCATTAACTACAGAACCGGTAAGGGTGAGTTTGCTATAAGCAATGCCAGCAGAGGCATTAACATCACTATTAACAATAGTTCCGTCTGCAATCATGCTGCCCGTAACTGTTCCTGTATCAGTTGTCTTAACTAAGTTAGCAACTGTAAGTCCGTGAATAGTTCCGCTTGTCTGTTCAATGTGAGTGTTTGCTTCACGAAGGTCACGACCGATAACCATATGGCGAACGATTGCACCAGCAGAGTGTGCCTGTCCTACTGATGGGCTTGTATCAATACCACGAGTAATAGAGAGTGTATTGGTAGATACTGCGGTAACGTCAACAATTTCTTCGAGCGCCGTGTCTGGGTCGATGACAACTGTAAATGTTTGTCCAGCAGAAATCGATACACCACCAAGCAATGCTGTCGCGGATAACACGTTCATTGTTGATGCCGAGGCGGTGATTGCTGCAGTTAACGATGTTTGCTGCGAGCGGGATGAGTAGTTACGGGTTGTCATTTATCTACCTTATCGACGGGCGTAGTGGACGCGGATTGGGTAATGGCGTTGCTGTTCGATGATTTCCTCATCAAGGCGCTGCTTATACATTTGGAACAGTTGCTTAGTTATTGCATTGGATGTTCCATAAGGACGGCGAGCATCTGTCTCATCAGCCTGTGGGCTGACCATTGACTGACGTGCTGGGTCCAGGAACATTGTCAAACGGTAACACGCACCAAGGATTACAACATCTTTAACAGACTGCTGGTATCCTAGGTCGGTAAGTTCTTGTGTATCAGATGTGAAGTAATCTGGGTCTTTTGCATAGATTACTTTTACTCTACGTCCAGGAGTAATATAATCACCAATTGTGACTGTCTGCGCATCGGCACCAAATACTGTCTCATCTGCAGCAACATCCCAATCCCAATGGCGAATTGGAATCCATTCTTTGGTTGGACCAGTTGATTGCCATGATAGTGAAAGGATATTACGAATACCTAGACCATTGAATCCATATGTATTCTTTGGCACTTGATATGTAAATTCTGTACGACCAACAGAATATAGAACAGATGACATTGCCTTAACAGTATCATTAATTGCTCTCTTAATGGCAACTCTTGGGAATGTTGGACTAATTGTAACCTTATCACCACGAGAGTGAGTAGTAGCAGTTGAACCATTATAGCCACGACCAAATGGAGATACAGTACAAGTATTTCCTACGCGGTCATAATTATCAACCCAGATAAGTTCCTCGCCAATTTCGACAATGCCCTTACCAATATTTTCAGTAGAGTTAACTGAAAGGATTGTAGGGCTATCAATAGGTGATGTAGATGTAGTTACATCAGAGGTAAGGTATGTTGCTCTATCCTGTTGTAGAGTATAGCCAGACATATTTGATGACACTTCATCAATGAGTTCTACAAAAGTTGTCATAGGTTAATACTCCGTAATGCTGCTACAGGTGAATTGCCAGTCGTTCCAGCAAGTTCGTTACATACTGCTTGCAGACCTTTATAGTCTTTAGGTTGACGAGAGGCACTAGCCTTGATATTTAATGCTCCAACAACTCCGAGACCTGTGGTGCCGGCATACTTGTTTGCCGCTCCTTGGTCATCTAGAAATGCTGTACGAGCAGGATAAGTCCCACCATTGGCAAGTCTATTCAACTCACCGCAGAACTCACTACCGGAAAATCCAGTTGCCATCGTCTACCTTTCTTACTTTGATTTATTTCTTTGTGAAATTGCTGCTGCCTTCTTCTTTGCATCAGCCTTAGATGATGCTCCCCACGCCTGTAGGGATAGAAGCAGTCTTGTAGGTTCGCCGTTCGGCTTTCTTTCTGGCCCAGGCATACCGCCCATACGTGCCAAGAACGAGGCTCTACGGGGGTTGTCACCGCTTTTAACTGGTGCTTTGAGGTTATGTCCTGCTGCCTTGGCAGAAGCCCGTCCCTTGGCATTTAAGCCACCCTTAGGATTCTTGCCTTCCTTGCGCTGCCATGCTGGAGTTGTCATTTGCGTCCTCTTACTTTGGTAGAATGATTTTGCTCTTAGGCTTTTCCTGGACTTTAGGCTTATCTAAGAAAGCCTTATAGTAGTGCTCGTCAAACGAGAACCGCTTCATATGAGGCACAAGCGCCGATGTGTCGCACCAGACCGGAATCTCGGCCTTGCCACATAACATAAAGAAGTAGATATCCTCGCCAATGAATGTATTGCCAACCCCTGCCTCCGCAAATAGCGGGGTCTCTTCTGGGATTGCTTTTCTTAGTCTCTCTACAACACTTCGGTGCATAAGGACGAATCCAAAGCCAGCAGCATCTACCTTCATAAAGGCATCTGCAGGTAGCGGATGAACTGCCTTGATTGTGAATTCCTCACCGCGTTCAACAAAGTTGTAAACAGTTGGGAGTGGAACCATCAATGGTTCTTCCGGTGTTGTTGAGGTAAAGTATACTCCGGTTAGAAGTGGCTTTGTCAGCACATCCTTCTTTGCCCAAAGTTTCAAAAATGTTTCTGGGCTAATGACTACGTCCGAGTCTACCCATAATAGCCAGTCTGACTTATTATTGTCATACCAGAAGTTAATAATTTTATTACGCTGCCGGGCAATTTGATTGCCGTTGCTACGGATTGTTGTTTCAAACTTCAATCCTGAACGAAGAATGACATCGGTAACGCCTTGCATAAAGCGTCCATCAACGTTACCGTTGTCACACCACGCGATTGATACTGTCTCTTGTTCCATTGTCCCCACTCTCTATTAAAGCCAGTTCTTAGAAGCCAAAGAACCCAATGTTGGGTTATTCTGGATTGGTCCTGGTGATGCCTTTGCCTTGTAGATTGCATTCTGGTAGCGTGTATCTCCGTACATACGACGAACACCCTCACGGAATGTTTGGTCATCTGCGCTGACATATCCACCAGCCTCAGCCTTCTTTGATGAACCAGCAATAGAAAGGGCTGTAGTCATGCCCATCTTCTTGATGGTATCAATAGTAGACTGTGGAACCTTAACCTGTGTATTCCAAGTTTTCTTGCTATACTTTTCAGCCATTTTACTTCCTCTTCACAACTCTTGTGACCGGGTTGTCACCTTCTGAATATACATACGTTGGATTAGGCTTTGTGATAACTTTACCAGTGATGGTAATTGTTCCCTTGCCATTGCCTGTTGTAGAGGCAACATTTCCAAAGTCTTTGGTAGTATTAGAATTATCTGTAGCCTTTACACGCACTTTTGGTGGGTATACTGGACCTTGCATTTTATTTACCTTTCTTCTTTACAACGCCAGAAATTTTCTTAAGGCGTGGGTTTGCTTTTACTGCTGCCTTGCTAGCCTTACGAGCACTTGATGCTAGGATTGCAGAGGCTCCGGCTTTTGAAATGCCTTGCTTCTTTGCGATACCAGCAGCGACTGCCTTGAATCCAGGATGCGCTTTTTTCACTTCTTATACCTACGCCCCTGGAATATAGCACCAAAGAGTTGACCCTCTGCGCTTGTAAGTTTCTTATCTAGAGCATTCTGCTTTGCAGTAAGGGCAGTCTTTGCTGCACCATCTGGCAAACCTGATGGACCAGCAATATCAAAACCTGCTTTCCATACTTGTGCAGTTTCTTTAATCTCTTTACCAACGTTACCAATATATCCTGTAAAAGTATGTACTGCTCGGTTAATTGGATTAACTTCCTTATTGGTAATTCCTGGAGTTGTTCTTACCCCAACCATTACTTCTTTTTACCCATCTTCTTAACAGATGACTTAGGTGCTGACTTCTTAACAACATCCTTGATGCCCTGCTTCTTTTCAAAAGCAGCCATCTTCTTACCTTCACCCTTTTCGTGCGCCTTCATTGCGCCCTTAGATGCGTACATTTCCACTTTGCCTTTAGCCATGTTATACTCCTAGTTCTTTCATTACGCCTGCGACCTTTTTGTCGATTTGATGTGCTGGTGCCATAGTTTCTGAATTATAGGCTTTGCCCATATTATCAGAAGCCTCTCTTGCTGCCTCGATATGTGCTCGAGTCGTTCCTCCGGGTTGGATACCTTCTGCTCTAGCAGCCTTGTATTCGTTTAACTCGGAAGTCCATTTCTTATCTGGAATGTCCCTAGTGGCATCTCCAGCATTCAGTTGTAGCGTCTTGGCCTTGCAACCAAAACACTCACACCAGAAGTCACCAACGATGTGGTCACTCTTGGCTTTCATCTCGCCAAATCCCGGCCACAATTTTTTACTTGTAGCAGTACATTTGGTACATCCATACAATGAAACATATTGAACCATATTGCCATTCTTAAGTTCATATTCCCACTCAAGAACTTTCCCTATATGGTCGCAAACTTCTTTTTTTGCCATAGTGTCCCCTATGCTAATGTAAAGTTGCTTTCCGTAACTCCAATATTTCCTGCAATGAGGGCAGCCTTTGTCGTATCATTTACTATGTGATTACTACCACCTAAGTAATATTCCTCAGCAGAGTTTACATCTGACTGAACAGAGTAACGTTCTGTTACGTAAACGCCATTGCGTTTAGCAACACTTATGCCCCTCTTCAATCTATAGAATGTAAATAGACGAGCCGCGCCAGAGGGACCTTCTTCTACTATCGGAGTAGTAAAGATATAGTTTGCCATTATGCTCCTTAAAGTGAATTTACCATAAGGCTGGATTTCTCCAGCCCTACAGTCAATCAACTTATGATGCGATTGATGAACCAGACTCAATACGGTAAAGGGCTTCTTCACGGTAACGTGCGAAACCAAGAACTCCGTACCAACCCATTGGGCGGTGACGCATCAAACGGTCAACGACCGGTCCGATAACGACGTGTGGTTCTTCGGCAACAGCCTGTGCCATTGCCTGCTGTCCTGCAATGATTGTACGATAGTTACGAGCAGATGCTGCACCATCGGTAGCATTGTAAAGACGTGGGGACTCGACGAAGAATGCACCTTCATAGGTACCGATTTCGCCTGCCCAAATGCGGTCCTGAGCGGAACCGTACTGGTTAGGAAGCAACCAACCTGCAGAACCTGTTTCAGAACGAAGGTCGTGTGAAACTTCTGGGTGGATACCAGCCCAAAACAATGAGCCCTTGCGAGGAACTGCCTTGCCCGCACGCAACTTAGCAACGGCCTTACGGACGTTAGCAGAAGTGAGTGTAGCAGCAGCAGTGATTGTACCTGTTGATGTTGCAGTTGCACCAGAGTAGATTACGTTGGTACCACCACGAAGAGTTGTCATTGCGACGTTGTCGACAGAATCGGCAAGGTTGAACGCGATGATGTTAGCGATTGCTGGGTCAACATCTGCAAGTGAGAACAACTCAAGAGCGCGTGTTACGAGAACAGAGTTGCCGTATTCAGCGAGTGTAATTGTTACTGTTGTTGGTGTTGAGAGTGCGAGTGAATCAACATCTGCTGTTTCAGTAAGTGTTGATGTCTTTGGGTCGAGGTCAACGTAGCGTTGTAGAACAACTGTTGAACCTGGAATGCTCTGCTTTGCTGGTGTCTTATCTGCAACGTCGCGGATAAGAGGTTGAGCACGAAGGGCAAACTCTAGAAGACGGTCATACGCCTTCTGGACGAGACCTGCACCACCTGCGGTGCCTCCGAGAGAACTCGAAGATGTATCTGTATATGATACGGTCATTATGTCACCTCCAAGTGACTAGAAACTATGATTATGAATTATGAATCATTGCAATAATCTCTTCTGCGCTCTGCGCATCATTGATTCTTGCAAAGGCATCCATCGCCTGTGTAGGCGTTATTGCGTTTTGGGTTACAATGTCCTGCTGACGTAATGCAGCACGGTCAATTTCTGTAGCCGGTGGCGCTTCTTCTTGCCTGCTGAAACCGACTAGGTCACCATCAGTATCGAGCCAGTTATTAACTGCCTCTGGACTAATATCATTGCCTAGGTCTTTTAGAATCAAGCGAGCGGCCTTTGGATTAACGCCCTTTTGTTCTAAGATTTCTTTAACGGTGCGCTCATTCTGAACCTTTGAGAAAGCCTCAAGTTGTTCTGTGAGTTCCTTGATACGCTTTTCGTCTGAACGCTTTGCCTTACGCAACTTCTTTAACAAGTCATTGTCATCGCCTAATGCGCTAGAGTAATCGGTATCTAGATTGTCGTCGTCTTCGTCATCCCAGTTGATGTTGCTCATAGCAACTATCCACCCTTCGTTAGTTTGAACGTAAGCCACAGGTTCCATTAGGGGAAATGGGTCTGGCTCTTACTACCGGTCTAATACTCTACTCAGTGCCGGTCGACCCGAGTAGGATTCTATTATACTATGCCTTGCGGTGATGTTCCGTAGGCTGTGCGTGTGACGCCATATGCGCTCTGTAGATTTCCTGCACTACCAGAGAAGTTTGCTTGCTCGGCGTTTAATTGCATCTGCTGGTTTCTATTGGCTTCTGTAACATTACCAATGCCAAACTGCTGTGCAATTGCTTGATTTTGGCCATACTGACCATATCGAGAACCATAAATCTGATTGAGCATTCCCATGCCTTGGGTGTTGGTTGCGACAGCACCAAACTTAGATGCGGTGTTTTCAAATGTTCCACCACCTGCAACAATATCTGCTGCTTGCGTACCTTGTAAGGTAACTCCCTGGATTCCTGCTTGAGTGAGAACACCAGTCTTTTCAATGTTCTTTTGAAGTTCTGCTGCACCCTCAGGTCCGGCTAGAATAGCCTTGGCTAGTGAAACTCTATCAACTGATGGGAACTGTGCTGCAACGGCATCCTTGAATGCTTGTGGAGCATTATCAATTCTTGCAAATGTATTGCTAATTTTATCGGTAACAGTTTTAACTGAATTACCAGCACCGAGGACGTTATTAATATAATCCTGTGTTGCTAGGTCACCAAGACCTACGCTACGAAGTGTATCGGCAATGTCATTCTCAGACTGTATATATTCTGCAACAGTTGGAACAACAACTTGCTGGCCTGCTTCGTACTTTGCCTGCAAATCAAATAGACCCTTAAAGCGGTCTGTAAATTCAGGAATTGTCTTATCAACAAATGCTGCTCTTACGGCAAGGTTGATAGACTCTTCCATTGAAGAACCTGCCTTGTAAAAGCCAGATACTAAATCATATAACTTTGATACATAAGGCTTAGCCGCTTCTTTTGAACCGAACATCAAAGAGATTGTATTCTTAAATGTATCTATTGCAAGTGAACGGTCTGTTCCGGAAACTGCTGCAGGTACAACTGCATCTGCTGGTGCCTTATAATCTGGGTCAGTTTCTTCTGAACCAAGGTATTCGCCACCATTACCATCAGCAAGCACTGGAATACGCATTCCTGCTTTGCTTCCAGGATTATAACGAAGTACTGTTCCTACTGCTGGAAAATTAGATTTAACTGGTTTAGTGACTGGCTCTGTCACATAAGTTGGCGCCATAGCGGCTGCCATGCCAGGGTTATATCCAGGAGCCTTAGTTGGGTCTAGCGATGCAGCATATCCCACACTTGGTGAAGTAGATGCTGTTGCTGTTTTAATTCCTGCATCGTTAAGAGAAGGCATACCATTGCCTGCTCGTGCTGCTGCAGCAGCCTTGGCATTCTTAGCCATCGCAAGTTCACCTGGTTCTAAACCCAGAGGATTATCTGGATGAGCAGCAGCATAATCAGCGGCAGCCTTTTTAGCGGCTTCGGCTTTAGCAGCGGCTGCGGCTTTTGCAGCAGCGGCCTTCTGAGCAGATGTCATTGCCATTACGCGTGTACTCCTAATGCATTACTTAGAGCCATAGCAGCACTATAGGCTTTATCATTTGCCTGCTTTGTCTTTTGCCATTCTGGTGTATCCATAAGCATACGCTCAAAGTCTGGAATAGACATTGCAGGCAACTTGCCAACTGTTCCATCTGGACGAATTGCTTTCTGCAAATATGGATTATTAAGTTCAATACTATCCTTAGGGATTTCAAGAACCTTTGCAATGCTTGAAATGTATGGGTCAACTAATGATTTAACAGTTGCTCCCGGCGTATCATTTAGTCTGTCAGCAAATAAAGGATAATCCTGCGCTGCCTGTTTGTTCATAATGGCGGTTAGGCCATTTTCATCAAGTTTGCCAGAACCAATTTGGCGAGCATAATTCTGAATCTCAACAAGAGAAACACCAAGATTGCCGGAGTCATTAACAATCTGACGAACCTTAGTAATTGCATCAAGTGCTTTACCGCCGGCACTAACTTTAGTAAAATCTACCTTAGACCAGATATAGTCAGAAGCATATGTAGCACCATCAAATAGGCTTGGCTTCTGTACTTGAGTCTGGTTAGTTGAGGTTGATTTTACAGCAAGATTATCTGCTGTAAGTTCTGTCTTTGTAGTTCCAGATGTTGCTGTGTAATCAGGTTGCTTCTTTACTTCTGCATTATACTTATTCTTAAAATCTGCAACCATCTCTTTAGTGATGGCGCCAGTATACCCAGCCTTTGTAGCAGCAGATTGAAGGAGAGAAAGAGCCGATGCATCAGTAATTAATGTAAGAACGGTAGACGAGGATGCGGTAGTACTCTCGGGGGCAATACCAACATTCGTCAATAATGGGTTATTAGCCATTTGGATTTACCGCCTTCAAGGAATCGTTCATTAAGTACTTCTGGATAAGTTCTTGCAACTTAGGATGCCATTGTAACATTGTGTTCTCAACGTTAGTTGGGTAGACTCTGTTAATCATTGTTTTCATCTGGCTTCCGGATGGATAACTATTGTAAATCTTGGCTACTTCTTCACGCAACTCTACAAATTGCTTTGCATCTTGCCAGAACTTGTTTTGACCGTGAGCATCCATAAACTTCTGATTATGGGTAATCGCCCAAAGACCAGCAGTCCAGATGTATGCCTTATCTGCAGTTGACTGAGGCTGGAACTCTGTTGACCACCAAGTTGGGTTCTGCTTCTTGAGCACTGTATCAGCAAAGAGTTTCATCTCATTTGACGCACCAGGGATGCGAGTAAATGTTTCTGCTGTAAATCCAGCACTCTTAACCTGAGGCAAATCAAGAATCATTTGCTTGTGTGCAAAGTACAAATTCCAAGTTCTATTGTTTGAAAGAATCTCTTCTTTCTTTGCAATACTTGGAATGATGTTGTTCATCAATTCGCCATTAGGCAACTTCGCATTAGGGTCAGAAATCAAGTTGTATACTGTGTTATTAAACTTATCAGTATTAGGTACATCATAGGTAAGCAGTTCTAGAAGTTTTGGACCGGCAGGGTCTTTCTTTCCTAAGTCATATAACTGAGCAACTAGGTCTTTGTTATCAACCATTACTCGCTTGTATGATTCCATTGTAGATGGCATGTAGAACTTAGCAACGTGATTGCCGGTTGCTGCTCTATCTACTGGGAAATCTGCACCAAGATGGCTAATCATCTCATCGCCAGCCTTGGTCTTTGCATCTTCATAACTCAAACCTTGGCTTGAATACTTATTGAAGAGAATCTTATAATACTGAGTGAAAATATCAAAAGGCTTAGTATCAACCTTGATAGGCACACCGGCAGGTGATGCAAATTCAAAAGCAGCCTTGACGTGGAACAAGTGATTTGCTTCATCAATAACTTGCTTCTCAGTTAGTGTGTTCTTCTCAAGACCCATCTCGCGCAATGTAGCATGGTAATCCCATACTGATTGCACGGATGCTTGCCAATCTTTTCTAGCCTTTGGACCGCGAATCCAGTTAAAGCCATCACGAGCCCAGCCAGGCGTCATAGATTCTGCAACACCGGTTTGAGTTCCAAATGGGAATACAACATCGTAGTATTGACCCATAATGGTCTTCATGACATCTTCTGAATTTGGGAAATTCTTTTGAATTGCTCCAACGCTTAGAGATGTATAGATAGAAGGAGATGGGTAGTTAAGCAAGAATCCAAGGGACTTTGCATTCAAACGTACTCCACCAGCGCCAAACATCTTTGGCAAATCTTCTGTTCCAGGAACTACAAGATACTGTGCTTCCATTGGGTCTGTGACATGGTTGCCGTATTGGTCTACGCCGAAGTTTCCAAATGCACCTTGGTAGTAATGCAAGAAGCCCATAGTGTTGTAAGGGTTCTTAACTGCAAGACGACCATAACGGTAGAACGCACTAAGTGTGGCAGTAGGGAAAGACATTGCCAAACGCGCAGCCTGAATTGCTCTTAGTGGCCGACGAACAGTATAGAATGTTGCTTCTGTATCTTTAATAGTCTCACGTACTGCTGCTTGACGAAGAGCATTGATTCTTTCAAGACCCTTTGGCCCTGTTAAATCTACGCCCTGGGAAGCAAGAATATTTGCCTTCTTAGCAACAATGTCTGTAAACTTGGTATCTGCATATGCCCAACGAATTGGATTCTCCGGACGAGCAAGTTGCTTGAAGATGAAACCAATTCCTCGGTTCAATCCTGCTTCAATCTGCTCAACACCGCGAACAGTTGCGCTTCGCGTGCTTAGCCCATCGTAGTTAAAATCAGTTGGCTGAATAGCAGTAAGTCTATCCATCTTACCAGAAAGCATCTTCTGCATTTGGATATCTGTTACTGGACCCTTAAGAAGCGCGTCTTTAACTTCTGCGCTTGGAAGGTAGCGATTTACCAAAGAAACTTTGTTATCTACCCACGCAGATAGGTCAGGCTTTTTTACAAACTCCCATTGGTCAAGGTAACTTGGGTTATCCTTGAGCCATTTAACAAGGTTAGTCTTTGGTGTATCTGCAAGAATCAACTTAATGAATGGGTCATTGCGCCAAAGTTGGTTGGTTACATGCGCAAGTTCCTTGAAGTAATCATCATGATAGATATCGATGATACCACTTGGGGCACGACGAGAGTAGATAGCCTGACGTGCACCAATATTCATATCTCCGGCATATGTATTGTATGCTGTCATTGTATTGGAAAGTTCATCGCGCATTGCTGCACCTAATAGGTTATCGTTAAATAGGCTCTCAATGTTTGTCCACTTACCAGCAACCATGCGGTATTGTGACTCTTTGCCGTAGTAACGCTTCTTAAATTCTGTGCCACGACCGAAAGTGTCTGCCTGACGTGCTCGAACAGAGCCAAGATTCTTGACTTCCATATCGATATCTTCATATGCTGATGCAATCTTGTTGTTTAATTCAACAATCTTCTTGCCATCAGGAGATAGTGAAATAATCTCATTCTGCAGTTCAGCGATAGATTTCTTTACACCCTTGATTGTCTTGCCCATCTTGTTACGCAAGGATGGGACTGACTGCTCAATGTAGGCTATGCGACGCTCTAAATTAGCAATGCTGGGTACAGATACAATGCTTTCATCGCCCAAGTTTAATGGGCGAACAGCATCATGAATCTCTGCCTCAAGAGAATCTACAATCTTTGTATACTTCTTAAGTTCGCTCTTGATATATGCGGAGTTCTCACGCGTTGTTCGTGGGCTGAGTTTGCCAGATTTGTACATCTGTTCCCACTCGGCAGCAAGCATATCTCTATTTTGCAAAGCAGTCTTGAGTTGTTCTTGAATTCTAGTTACAGTATTAGAAACTTCTTTGCGCTCTGCAAGCGTTGTTACTTTAGTGCTTGCTTCAATGAAACGATTAATGTTGTTCTTAAGGGAATTATCCAAAGCATTTGGGAGGTTCTTGATAAAGAAGTCTGCACCCTGCGCAATAGTTGCACTAATTATTGGTTCCATGTATGATTGTTTGAAAATGAACGCTGGACGCGCTAGGGCATCAAATGACCAGTACTTGACTCCATCTTCTAGGACAGAACGAGTAATTTGCCCAGATGACTGAATGAAACGTTTTCCGGCTGCAAGGTTTCCCTTTGTCTGTGCGCGAATGATGTCCTGTTCAAATGCATCCCAAGGAGCAAAGCGATATGACTGCGCAAGTTGAGACTGAGTCTCTGGGGAAAGGGTCAAACGACCATTCATATCTACAGAGAATCCATTTTTAACTAACTTAGAATAGGAATCCTGCGTTGCTCCGCGAATTGCAGCAACATATCCCTTAATTTCTTCTGCAGTATTAATTCCATAATAGCGAGCAATAATATGTCCTAGGTGTTCGTCGAGTTGAGAAATTATCTCACGACGGCCAATATCTGTTGTCTGCTTTGCGTATGCAGCAAGAACTGCTTTTCTGTACTCTGATGCAGTTGCAGTTTTGCCCCACTCGTACTCAATAGTTGTTGCACCATTTTCTAATACTTTAATATTATCAAGTTGTGCATTAATTTCAGCAAAAGCATCAAATGGACGAGAACCATTAAAGCCGACAATACCCATTGGGCTGCGTGAGCCAGTTGTACGAACAACACGAGTAAGAATTCTATTACCAAGCACACGCTCTGCCCAGCTGCCCATTGCTGAATAATCTCTAGCCTTTAGTGCAGCACCAGTTTCAGAAACAGTCTTGCGAACAGCGGCTACTTCTTTTGCTCCAACGATAGGTTCTGCTGGGAAATAACCAGTTCCACCAAATAGAGGACTGTTTGTTGATGGGTCCATAAGTGCATCTAAGAAACGCTTATGCTCCGGTACGCGTGCAATCGAGTCATCAAATGCTTTATTAATTTTAGCAAGAGCATCATCTGGCAAATGATTAAGTGAGTTATTGTTAGCAATAGCCTCAGACTTCAAATAATTATGAGTATCAGATGCCACCATTAGGTAGTCTGAACTTCCATTTTGAGCAAGACGCTCGAGGGCTGGAATATGACCACTATCAGCAAGAAGCAAATCTCTAATAACTGCAGGGTTAGTCTCTTCCATAATCAATGGAATTAGATTTGCATTTGTTGTATACTTCTGAATCTTAGGAATTAATACTGATGGGTCTGTTGTTTGAGCCATCTGCATAACTTCTGCGCCACGAACAGTTGGAGTTCCTACCCCAGTAGTTGCATGCTGAATTCCCTGAGTCATATCGTTCTCAACTTGGGTTAGAGTATAGTCTTTGCTTAATGCTCCTAGACCAGTTTCTACAGCAGCATACTTGCCAAACTTTGCAACAGCACCAACTACTTTACCAGCACCGCCAAATTCAGCAAATGATTCAACAAAATCACCAGTACCGGTAAACCACTTACCAACTACGTTGTCGTGGAAACTCTTCTTGATGCTTTGATTGTCCCATAGGTCAACCTTATCAAGGTCTACTCCACCCTTTTTAAGGATAGAAGTAGTTAAATCACCAAGTGGTGTTGCCTTATAAATGTCAGACTTAATAAGAGCCTGGAAAGGAGAAACATACTTGCTTCGATTGTATGCTACCTTGAAATCATCCCATTGGAAGCCATCGTGGTACAATGGTGCAGATGAAAAGTCAGTCATCAGTCCAAATGTTGAGAATGGACGAGTTACATATGGAGAAATGATTTTGTTTTCTGCAAATACTGCAGTCTTTAAGAGCAAATCTTGGGAAGGCTTAATTGGTATTACTTTGAATGGTGAGTTAGCAGCAATCTGGTCGCGTGCAACCTGTGCCAACTGTGTTCCTGTTGATGGCAACTTAGTAGTTGGCGCTGCTGCTCGTACTGCCGCATTTGTTCCTGCATCAACTAAACCACCGGCAGCACTTACTGCAGCGTTAGGAAGAGAATTTGCTGCACCACTTACCATACTAGAAATATAGTGACCAATTGTAGAGGTAAAGTCATCCCAAATTGACATTGTTACCCCTTTGCTATATAGTTTGTAGAACCGCCACCAAGAGGTGCAGAACCAGTAATTGCAATAATAAATCTATCTACATCTTCTGCAGAATTCCAAGGAATTGAAGCAAACTTAATAGCCATAGCAGCATTCTCGTGGCCTAGAGACGAAGTGAACTTATCGAGAGTATCGAAATATCCACCAGGTTGCCAGATGTTCTTCACGAAATAGTGCTCGCTAAGTAGTTAATGAAACGCTTAAATGAATCTGGTGTATCTGGACTCTTAGCAACGTGTGCAAAAAGTGGGAGATACTGCCTAGCAATTGCTTGATTTTCTTTCAAACGAATGTCTCCAGGAATACTTGGGAGAATGCTTGAGTCTGCACCGCGACCAAAGTCAGAGCCGTGCGTTACTGGATGAATCTCTGCAGGAGTTGAGTGCAAAGTTTCCAATCCATCAAAAGGACTAGGAGAAGCATTTGGATTACTTGCAGGCTCAGATGCCTGAATAGATGCAACTGCTTGATTACCCTGTACGCGAGCATCATTTACTGCCTTGTTTTGTCCATATGCAAATCCTGTGTAGTCACCACTAGTGCCATTACCGCCAGTAGCAGAGACATTGGCAGGGTTGTACTGTGGTCCGCCGTTCGCGCCACCGCTACCTTTACCGCCCATTATGCCTCCTTACGTGTCATTGTTGTTCTAGCAGTACCGCCTGCTTTACCTGAACTTGTTAATGACGCTAGGATTGTCTGAATATCTTGACCGCCACCTGGCTGTATCTGTGGCTGTTGTGCTTGTTGTGCTTGTGGAGGTTGTGAGCCCCCTACTGGGGCACCAGCGGGAACAGGGGACGTTTGCTCAACCGGCGACGGTGCTCCAGCAGGAGGAACCTGTGGCGCAAAAATGTCCCCGATAGCGTCTTCGATAGACTTGCCACCTTGTCGCGCCTTGATAACCTGAGCAACTCTACTAATAATGGCAGTTGGGTCTCCACCCGAAGAGGCCATCTGTGGAATTGCTTGGGTATATGCTTGAAGTGAGTTAATAAGCGATGCACGCATATCCTCAACTTCAATTTTTTCTTGCTCTTGCGTAACATTCACATTGAATGGAAGTTCACGCATAGCCATATCCTTAGAGATTAACTTACCTCCGAGGGCTTGTAGCATAAAAATAAGTCCCTGTGCTGGGTTAAGACCAGCCAACATACCATAACGGACATCTGCAGAGTAGTCACCCTTGATATCCTTGCCAGGGGTGTAGGTAATTACGTAAGGAGAACCAGCATCTACACCACGAATTGTCTTCTCTACGTTGAAGTATGCTTCATCAACCTGGAAACAGAGGCTGATTACATCGCGTAGCGATGCAGCAAAGATTGCCTGTGATGATTTAACTTGTGTATCGAACGCACCCATAAGTGCTTGCACACCTTGACCAGTAACGACCGAAGCATTGATGTTGCCGGTACGACCTTCTGGGTAGCGTGCTCCAACACGGAGTTCCTGATTAAGCAAATTCTGTTCGCTAAATGCGCCTTGTGGAATCTCAAGAGATACTCGACGCACGCCCTGTGGATTAGATGTACGAATAACCGCATCTCCACCAAGTTGAAGTTCCTGCACATCCTGTGGAAGTACGATAGGAGCCTGTACTGACTTTTCAGCGGCTTCCATAGCAAGCATAGCAAAACGATTGCGGAGTAACTGGATTCCAATAACATCATCAAACTGTCCACGCATTTCGCCATCGATAGATGGACGCTTTGCAATAATAACCATCATCTTTCCAAGTGGGTTCTTAGCCCAAGAAAGGATTAGGTTCTGACGAGATGGAACATATACAACTGACTGGTCTTTATCGTAGTAACGATAGATATCAATAGCCGCGTTGATATCTTGCTTATATCCAAACTCACCTAGGAGTTGGGATTCAAATTCTGGGAACTGAGCAATTAACTCGGCAAGAGTCATCATATATCGCTTTGCAAAAGCAACGCAACGACCATAGCGGTCAAACTCTGGGTATGACATTCTTGGGTTTTCAATGCGGATACGAGGAAGTTTTGATTCTTCGTCTAGTTCCACAACGAATGGGCAGAAGCCATATGTGATATAGTAATCTGCACCGGTGTACATCTGCACAGATAAATCTGAATGAGTAAAATAGTTAGATGCAATACGTGTTCGCTTATCAGCAAACGTGCGAGCACGGTCCGATACTTGGTTTGCTGCTGAACAATTGACGGCTGGCAACGGAGCCATTACTTCTGATAAGTCACGTGCGACCACATCGATGAAGTTTGCTACAACGTTAGCATCTACGCCGTCTGGAAAGAAGTCCGGATAGACTTCCGCAATTTTACCCTGACGAACGGAAAGAACGTCATTGGCAGTAGCATCGCGCTCTGTGGAGCGATAGCGCAGCGAATCAACACGCGCTGCAATCTGCTCAATAGTTAGTGCCATTGGTTTCCTATCCGTAAGTTTCTACCCATTGCTCAGCAAAGGATTCATCTAAATTGATTGACATCCGCTGAGACCTTTGGGCTCTGGTTGCCCAACGATTACTTTGGTACTGGCTTATTCTACTTGATTGCTGCATAAGTTCGCGTATGCGAATGATTGCAAACCATAGAGCCATTACTGTATCTGTTGGGTTTTTAGTATCGGGCTTCCAAGTGATGAGTTGCTGGACTAAGGTCTTGAGACCCTCAGAACCTTCGTTGCTTGGAAGTTCGATAATGTTATTATCTTGGAATCTACCATCTCTAGTGTTTCCAAATAGTGTTGCCATAGATGCTACACCAAAAGATGTGTCCCACTTATTCTTACCTGTGAAGTGAGATTCTAGACGAGTGCCATACTGAGCAAGCCAGTTACGCAAGTCCTCATCCAGGGCGTAAGCCTTCTGGTGAGCATTGATTTCAATACGCAGTTCCTGTGGACGGTACCGCTCGACCCAGTCTTCAATTAGGGCCCTAATCTTTGCGGGACTTGGGTCTGTCATATTGACGCAGTCAAGAATATAAATTTTTGAATCAGCACGGTTGTATGTCGCAATAACGGCACCCGTGTTTCCTGTCATTGCCGGGTCGAGGCCCATAACTGTGTATGAAGACTCAACGTGCTTTGGATGTCCGGGGATTCCAGGTTTGAGAGGTCCTCGCTTGCGCATCCCATTGACGCTTCCAGCGATGCAGGTCGGAGAAAAGATAGAATTCTCGACAACATCTTCTTGCTGGTAGACCATAGCCCATACAGAAGGAGCAACCTCAGAACGGCGTGTAAAAAGAGATGGGCCGTCCCACTTTGTGTATAGTCCGTTTTCGTCTGGTTCATCTATGTCTCCCTCGGGCCTGTCAGTCTTGGGCCATAGGGCTTTCCAGTTTTCAGGTTTCTCGTCGAATTCAAGAACTGCAGGTTGGCTAAAATAGGTGAAGGGGCTTTTGCCACCTGTCCATTGTCCACCATCGCGTATCATCTTGTAAAGGTCAATAGGAGCGACACGGGTTCCAACAATAAGTAGTTTTCCGTGCCGCCCTAGACGTGTGATTACTTCCTTTTGAAGCCATTCAATTTGCTTCTCCCACTCGTGGGCATTTGAGGACATCACAACGTCGTCTAGGATAATCAGGTCGGCGCGTGCGCCGTAAATCTGAGAGCCAAAGCCGAGGGCTTGTACGGTTGGGTCTTTCTCGCCTGAGTCACGTCCCGTACCTAGGTAAATCATATCTGCAGACCATTGGGTTGCATCTTGTTTATATCCACCCTGAGGGCCAAAGGCAACCTGCATCTTGGTAAAGGCTGGATGTGAAAGTCTAGTCTTGATAGCACCAAGGAACTTGCGTGCCATGCCCTGGGTTTTGGAGACAATAATGACTCGAAGATTAGGGTTGGTTACTATGCGGTAGGTCACATAGTTGGTGGTAAGGACTGTAGACTTGGCGTGCTCCGGTGGGACATTGATGAGGATGCGGTTTATGGCATTCTGCTCATATGTCATACTAGGATGGAGCCATCTAGGCTCACGACCTTCTACGAGGTCAATCCAGTCTAGGTGATGGTCAAATAACTTGGTCTCCAGGAACTCCTCGCAGAAGTCTGGATAGGAGATGTCCTTGAGGTTCTCTAGGGAGGTTTGGATTCCCTTGCCTGAGAGACGAGCCTTCTCTGCCTTCTCCTTAAAATCAGGGTCTAGCATAGCCCATTGCCGATAGGCAGCCTCTGTCCGGCCTACGTTTTCCATAGCCATCTTGATTGTCGAACCCTGGCTGAGCAGGGCTAAAACTTGCTTTTGGGAGTCCTCTTTGGAGACTTTCTTACCTGCCATATTACGCCCCTTATAACTATTCTAACGGTTACTTTTAACGGGCATAACTCTCCCATTATAGTATATATTATATATTATATATAAGGAGCGGAGTCTTAAACGGAGCGACTCCGAATATGTATTTCTATACATATAAGATAACCTGTTCAAAAGGATAAAGCGAACAGGGTTCGCTGATATATTTTATAAATGTCTGAATTATACATATATAAGGGGGCTATATAACAGAAAATTATGTTTGGACTCTAGATATCGCGCGCTCTCGCGCTTTAATAAATCCCCCCTCAAAACATCTGCCAATCACTTACTAATCGAATGTCGGCCAATCCCTGCAAGTGCAGGGCTATTTGATTCTCGATTCATTAAATAATTATTCTTTAGCGGCCTCATTAAGAATTATTAGCGGGTGACTCTCCCCCCTCACACTTTCCCCCGCAGATATTCCCCCGATATTCGAGAAAGATTCGAGAAAGATTCGATAAAGATTCGAGAAGGATTCGAGAAGGATTCGAGAGAGAGTCGTGCCGGTGATTCCGGCGATTCCGGCGATTCGATTCGGCAGGAGAGAAGCTCTCTCCCCTAGATTCGAGCGACTCTCGAAAGACTCTCGACCCCGATTCGGCCAATGCTCGACCCCTAGACCCCGCGACCCTGTTTCGGCCTACCCCGACCCCGATTCGCGCTCGAAATTGGTGGCGAAATGAGGTGGATATTCCCCCCGATTCGCGGTACTCTTGATTAGTGCAACCAAGCACCCGTACGAAATTCGTACGCGAAAACCGAAAGGCAAACCCAAATGGCAACAGCACCAAAGGCAAAGGCACCAAAGGCACCAACAGCAACAGCACCAAAGATTAAGGTGCAGGCGGTGGATTCCATCTCCGAGCATTACGCGCTCATCTCGTCTGGCTCGAAGGAATTGGAATTGGGCTTCATCGTTGAGACAGCGCAGAAGATGGCGGATAGCGGGATTACTGTCGCGCAGGTGAAAGCCTCAATCGCTCAAGCAATCGAAGCAACTGGCACCGCGCCTACCCTTCGACCTTCACACGCTCAACACTTCGTAACCTGCTCGCTCATCATCTCGAAGCACCCCGAAGCAGAGAATATGTCGGTGTCCGACCTCATCAAACTGGCGGTGCGCTTCAACACCAAGAACGGCAGCACAGGCGCAGATGCCATAATCGAAGCCACCGAGAGCCTAGAAGCGGTGGAAGCCCTCTCGCCTAAAATCTCGCCTAAGTCCAAGAAGGGCACTGGCGAATTAAAGAAGGAGAGCAAGCGGGATGTTGATTCGATTCTCGCCGTTACGCTCGCTGCATTACAGGGCTTTAAGGCCGAGCAATTAAAGGCAGTCGATACGGCCAACCTTGAGAAAATCTCAAAGATTCTAGCGATTATCGTTAAGAATTCGGTGCCCCTCAAGAAGTAATCTCCGAAAGAGTAGCCCCCGCGAAAGCGGGGGTTATTTTTTTGCCCTCAATTCGGCCGCAAAACCGCGTATGAAAATCGTACGGACTGGGCGCAGGGCGCGCGGTTTGTGTTGGGCAGTTTGTGTTGGTGCAATTATTGGCCGGCCGGCGTTCACCAAGCCGAACCGGAATCGAGTCGCGGAAATACTTACCGGAGATGCTTGCCTTTCCCCCCTATTTGATGTAGACTTGTCTTAATGGTTGAGGTTCAGACCGGCCATTG